CAAAGAACTCTTAAACAATTAAGGAGTAGCAATGTTTAAAGATAAGATGAAACGCTGGCTTACAGTTGGCATGTTTAAAGAACTGGCCAGCAGAGACGATACAGCTACAATGACTCTGGATGAGGCAAGGCAGCGTTTCGTTGATCTTGGTGACATGACAGGGTATAAGTTCTCCCAGTCTTACTTAGGCGGGTGGCAGCAGTGGGTAGAGATGGAAGCATCTCCTACCTTAGCCCCCTACATCGAAGAGTGGCGTGACGAGTTAGAAGTCAAGCTACGATGTGAAGGGTTAGAGAGGATCGTAACTGAATCAGAGACCGGACACTTCCAAGCTAATAAGTTCTTGGTAGATCGCGGTTGGAGTACAAGGGCAGCTGGACGACCATCCAAGCTGGAAGTCAAACGACAAGTAGAAGGTGATAAGAAAGTTATCGCTGCAAGTCAAAGGTTCTTAACACCATTAAGGAGTTAACATGGGTTGGAGAGAAGACGCTGAGAAGAGAGTCACCCTTATGGATGATCTCGCTCAAGAAAGAAGAGAGCTGTGTTTAACAGATCTTAGGGTCTTCGCTCAGACCATGAACCCACAGTACGCCTACGGAGAGATACACTACGAGATCTACCGTTGGATGATGGACTATAACCTATTCGGGCAAGGTAAGAACCTAACCGCAAACAAACTAGTCATGCTCCCACGAGCGCACCTTAAGAGTCACATGGTAGCGACATGGACAGCATGGATAGTCACTAAGCACCCAGAGATCACAATCCTCTACCTATCGGCTACAAGCGGTCTGGCAGAGACACAGCTCTACGCGATCAAGAACATCTTGACCAGTGAGCCGTACCAACACTTCTTCCCTGAGTATATCAACCCGCAAGACGGTAAGAGGGAGCAGTGGAACAACACAAAGATCAGCATTGACCACAAGGCGCGTTCTGAAGCAGGTATCCGAGATGCTACTATAGCTACTGCGGGACTGACTACAAACACTACTGGCTGGCATGCTGACATCATTGTACCGGACGATATAGTCGTACCGGAGAATGCGTACACAGAAGAAGGTAGATCAAACGTAAGTAAGAAGGCATCCCAGCTTACATCTATCCGTAATGCTGGCGGCTTTACACTAGCGTGCGGTACACGATACCATCCAGCTGACATCTACGATACATGGAGACATCAGGAGACTGAGGTTTATGACGAAGAGACGGACGAGTTCATCGGCAAAGAGCTTATATGGGATATCAAAGAACATGCAGTTGAGACAAAGACGGAGGGCTTCCTTTGGCCGAGAACGGAGAAAGGCGGTAAGAAGTTTGGTTTCAACAAGAACGTACTTGCTCGGATCAAGGGCGAGTACGATGATATGGTTCAGTTTTACGCACAGTACTACAATGATCCCAATAGTTCTGGCTCTAACCGTATAGGTAGAGACAGGTTCCAGTACATAGATCAGAAGAACGTGACCTACTCTAACGGAGTGTGGCAAGTCAGGGGTAAGCCTCTGAACATCTACGCTGCAATGGATTTCGCTTACACCACCAAGAAGAAGTCGGATTACACGGCCATAGTGGTTATCGGGATGGACCCAGAGGGTTATATCTACGTACTTGATATGGATCGTTTCAAGACAGATAGGATCAAGACAATGTTTGATCAGCTACTGTTGATGCACGAAAAGTGGTCATTCAGGCGCTTACGGGCAGAAGTCACAGCAGCACAGAGTATGATCGTAGGGGATTTTAAAGACCTGATACGGTCAGAGGGGATGTCTCTCAGCATTGACGAGAACAGACCATCAAGACACGAGGGTAACAAGGAGGAGCGTATGGCTTCTATACTTGATACCAGATATGAGAACATGACTGTCTACCACACGAAAGGTGGTTTGACCCCTGCTCTTGAAGAAGAATTGATACTAGCTAGACCTAAGCACGACGATTTAAAAGATACATTATCCAGTGCCATTCAAATTGCTAAAGCACCTAGAGCCTTACGAGACTCAGTGAACAAGCAGAATGTGGTCTATAATACAAGATTTGGAGGAGTTCAATATGGCGGGCACGATCGCTGAGTTAGCATACATGTTCGGAGAGTTATCCGACGATACAGGAACGAGCATTGGCTATATGTGGGACAAGTGGTCTCGCAACCGTCAGGGCTGGATGGAAGAGAAGAAGGAGTTACGGAACTATGTTTTTCAGACGGATACACGGACTACTGGAGTCGCTAGTTGGAAGAACTCGACTTCGATGCCGAAGATCTGTCAGATCCGTGACAATCTCCATAGTAATTACATCTCTGCTATATTCCCTAATGACAACTGGCTCAAGTGGGAGGCCTACGATACGGCTGCATCTAGTAAGGATGTACGAGAGCAAATCACGGCTTATATGAGACACAAGATGACTCAATCCGACTTACGGACTGAAGTCAGCAAGCTTATCTATGATTATATCGACTTCGGTAACTGCTTCGCAGAGCCTGAGTGGGATTATGGAATGGCTGGTATGGACAAGAACGGACATGCTCACCAGAGCTACGTTGGCCCTCGTCTAGCTCGTATATCTCCAATGGATATCGTGTTCAACCCCCTAGCTCCTGACTTTGAGTCGGCTCCAAGGATTGTACGCTACGTTAAGACCATCGGCGAACTGACATTGTTAGCTAGAACTGATGGAATGTGGGCAGATGCACTAGAGAAGACGCTCAAGATGCGTGCTGGTGCAGGTTCTTACTCCGTAGATGACCACAACAAAGCTCTAGGCTTCCAAGTAGACGGCTTTGGGGACATGAAGGAATACTATGACACAGAATATGTTGAGATTCTCAGGTTCCTTGGTGACTTCTATGATAAAGAAGCTGGGACTGTTGAGATTGCTAAGGAAATTATTGTTATTGACCGTAGTTTTACCGTTAGTGTGCGTGACATCCCTAGCCCTGTTGGCAGTGGCAACGTTAGCCACGCTGGATGGAGACTTAGACCCGACAATTTATATGCCATGGGGCCGCTAGACAATCTAGTTGGAATGCAGTATCGGATTGACCATCTACAAAATCTCAAGGCAGATGCCATGGATTTGTTGGTACATCCACCCCTAGCAGTACAGGGTGACGTTGAAGCCTTCGTATGGGAGCCTGAGGCGGTTATCTCCATCATAGGGGAAGGTAGTGTTACCGAGCTTACAAAGTCCGCTCAGGGCGTCGGTGTGGCCGATAACGAGATCACCATGCTAGAGGCCAGAATGGAAGAGTATGCTGGCGCTCCTAAAGAAGCAATGGGTGTACGTACTCCGGGCGAGAAGACACTGGGAGAAGTTAATCAGTTAGCTAACGCAGCTGGTCGAATCTTCCAAGAGAAAGTGATTAACTTTGAACTGTTCTTAGAGAAGCTGCTGAAAGGTTTGCTTGCTGAGGCTTGTATCCACGAAGGTGGTACTGAAGTCCCTCTGATGGATGCAGACTTAGGCTTTGTTGATTTCACCATGATCACAAACTCTAGCTTGATCCAGAACGGTACACTCCGTCCAGTAGGTGCTCGTCACTTCGGACAGACAGCTAAGTTGGTCACTGACTTGACTACAGTATTGAATGGCCCTATGGGTCAAATGATCATGCCTCACTTGTCAGGTAAGGCAGCAGCAGCCATGATCACAGATGTATTTGAACTGGGTAGATACGACCTCATGCGGCCTAACGTGGCTGTACATGAGCAAGCTGAGACTCAGAGTGTAATGAACGCAACCCAAGAGACCAACATGGTCGAACAGGGTACACCGGGGGTAGCTGAATGAAACTAGCCCCTCGGATACTGAACGCTCTTCCTGCGGACTTTCCAAAGGAAGATTTCGAGAGACGAGCCATTGCGAACCGTGATCTTCTTAATCACTTCGCTTTGGTTCTGACTAAAGTCCTTGACGCTCACAAAGCGGAAGCACTTGGTACTGATAAGTACGATGTTGCGAATTGGGCTTACCTACAGGCAGACTCCATAGGCTACCAGAGAGCCTTGGCAGAAGCCGTCAAACTAATTACTATAAAGGATTGATAAGATGACCGACCAGTCTATCTTCAATAATGACGAGCAGAGCACACCAGCAGACGTTAGTCAAAGCGGAAACGAACAAGCCAGTGCAGCAGACCAGCTACTTAGTGCTATAGTTAATTCCGAGGGCAAGCAAAAGTATGGTTCTATAGAGGACGCGTTGAAAGCTACCGCATCCGCTCAGGAGCATATCAGACGTCTGGAAGAAGAAAATACAACTTTCAGACAAGAGGTAGAGAAATCCACTACTCTCCAATCTGTACTTGATGCCATGAAACCTCGTGAGGAAAACGAACCAGCCCCGGCTGAACCGACTTCTTCAATAGGCGAGGACGATGTTGCTCAACTGCTGGAAGGCATGTTGAACAAAAGAGAAACCGCAGCTACTGCTAAAGCTAATGTATCGAAAGTTACATCAGCATTTGTAGAGAAGCACGGGGTGGAAGCAGAAGCTAAGTACTATGAAAGTGCAGCAGCTTTGGGTTTCACTAATGGCGAGATCAATGAGCTTGCAGCTCGTAATCCTGCCGCTGTTTTTAAGATGCTTGGTATTGACGACAAGCCTGCGGCAGTGGCTAATCCACTACGCAGTTCAGTTGGTGCTGGCAGCTTAAGCGACAACAAACCTCAACAGCCTACGTTCAACCCTTTTCAGGGTGGTACTTCGCCTAGTGTCGAAGCATTTAGAAAATCTAAAGCCGTCACTAATGAGCGTTTAGGTCTCGATAATTAATTTATAACATTAAAGGAATAGCACAATGGCTACTACTTCACAATCAAACCGCAGTTTCGTAGAAGCGGAACAGTATTCAGATTTTATCCTAACCACCTTACATGACGGCTTGTTCCCCGGTTCTTTCTACCGCAACGTGTCTGATTTCGGTTCAGGCGAAGTCTTAAACATCAAAACTATCGGCGAAGCTCAGATCCAAGAAGTTGAAGAAGATGCACCGATCAAGTACAGCCCAATCGAGACTGGAGAAGTTGAACTACGCATCTCTGAGTACATCGGTGACGGTTGGTACGTTACTGACAAGATGCGTCAAGACGGTGCACAGATCGAAGCACTGATGGCTACTCGTGGTCAAGAAGCTACTCGCGCAATCCAAGAGCGTTTTGAGACTCAGGCATTCTCTACTTTGAACGCTGGTCAAACTGCTACTGGCCCTAACTTGGTCAATGGTTTCGCTCACCGTATCGCATCTACTGAGACTAACAACGTATTCTCTTTCGATCACCTGATCGCATTGCGTTTAGCATTCAACAAAGCCGAAGTCCCAATGGGCGGTCGTGTTGGTGTTGTTGATCCTGTTGTTGAAGCTACTTTGAACACTAAGTATCAAGTAACTACTGGCAACCTAGATGCCAACCCAACTGCACAAGGCATCTTCGAGAACGGTTTTGCTCGTGAGCACAGCTTTGTTACTAACATCTTTGGCTGGGACATTATGACTTCTAACCGTCTCCCTAAAGGTTCTTTGCAAGACGGTACTACTACTGTTGCTGACGGTGTTGCTAACATCTTCATGTGTGTTCTTGATGACAACTGTAAGCCTCTTATGGCTGCATGGCGTCAGATGCCTAAAGTTGAAGGCGATCGCAATAAAGACCTACAGCGTGATGAGTATGTTCAGACTGCTCGTTTTGGTTTCGGTATACAGCGTCAGGATACTCTGGCTGTCCTCGTTACTAGTGCTTCTAACTACTAATCTCATCTAACTAATTAAGGAAATTATTATGTCATACGAATCAGGAACAAACGGTCTAGGTGTAGGCCAACGGTACGGCGAGCGTGAAATCGGAAATGTTGGGGGCGTTACTTGCGCTTCTGATGGTGAAGGCCGCATCGTATTTGAATTTGACGGAACTAGCGCAGCTGCTCTAGCCGCTCAGTCTTTCTCTATCCCAGAAGGTAATGCAGCGATCACTGCTGTCTACGTTGAAGTTGAATCAGTATTCACTTCAGGTTCTATAGATGTTGAGATTGGCGGTGTTGATGCCGGTGCTACTCCTAAGCTGTTGAATGCTGCTGGCATCTCTGCTTACGCACTGTCTGCTACTCCTACTGCTATTACTAGTGCTTCAGTTATCACTGTTGCTCCAGATGCGGCTATAGTTGCAGCAGCTGCTGGATCATACGCTAAAGTTATCGTCGAGTTCACTCGCGTATAACACTTTGGGGCATGTCTGAAAAGACCTCTGCCCCTACTTTTATTTTTAGGAGAGCATTATGGCTGAACACAATACAATGACAGGTGCATCTCTGCACGAACCCAAGGGAGCTGCAACAGCTGCTGTAGGGCAGATATACGTTGCTACAGGTACAGGCACAGGAGCTTGGCAAGCGCCAGCAACCGGAGTACAAGTGGGTTGGTGGGACTATAATGACGCAGCAACAGCTGTTACCCCAATCGCACTTACCGTAGCAGACACGTACTATACACTGACAAATGACGGGGTGGGGCCGTTGACTAATTTAGCTTACAGCCTAGCAGGTTTAACAAACATTTGGAATACTACAACTAATCGTTTTGATTTTTCTGGGTTATCTTTAGGGGATACACTAGACATTCGATTAGACGTAACAAT